GGAGGATGTTGACGTTCAGTATCCTACTGGAGCTAACGTTTTCACTGGTAGTGCTCCTAATTTTGCTAACCTCGGACAGAAGATGATTGAGGGCAATTTTAGTGAGGCAGACTTACGTGAAACTTGGAAAACTAAATCTTTCCAGAAGAGTCCCGACAAAATCTTTGCACAAGTGGCTACCGAGATAAAAGAACTTAAAGAAAATGGCACCGTTAGTGCTGGGATTGGTCAAATTTCAGAAGGCCTAAACACTATGTCAAAGATTTCTGTTTTGGGAAATGTGTTTACACGACCGGCATGGATTTCAGCTCAAGCTTCAAATATTTTTAAGATGCTAGGTTTCTCTAAACCCACTATTCAGGGTTTGCCATGTGAATCCAAACTTCGAGGGCAGACTCGCATGACAAACTATGATGGTGTGGATACTTCACATAAAATGGCTCTTTCTGTACAGAATGAAATAGAAACCAAATCTGGTCTTGCAGGTACTTCTGCAGATGAGATGGACCTTTCACGTGTCCTATCTATTCCTAACTTTTGGGACAGATTTACGTGGTCCACGTCTAACACAACAGGTACTAATCTTTGGGATATTTACGTAACACCGATGAAAATCAAACCTTACTCTACTACGATTAAGGATAGGTTTGTTACTACACATATGGGTTATGTTGCTAATACTCATGGATACTGGCGAGGTTCTATAGTTTACACTTTCAAATTTGTTAAGACGCAGTTTCATTCCGGTCGCTTGCGAATTAGTTTCATTCCCTTTTATTATAACACCACAATTTCAACAGGTGTTCCCGATGTCTCAAGGACGCAGAAAATTATTGTTGATTTACGCACATCCACAGAAGTTTCCTTCACTGTTCCTTATGTTTCTTCGCGTCCATGGATGTTTTGCATTCGACCAGAATCCTCATGGTTGGGTACCAACAATGCAATGATGTTTAACGCGGTTTCTGGGATTGTGCGGGTTGAAGTTTTAAATCAACTTGTTGCGGCAAACAATGTACATCAATCAATAGATACTATTGTCGAAGTAAGTGGTGGCCCCGACTTGACTTTTGCTGCACCTTCTGCACCTTCTTACGTACCTTATGCTGGTTCTTTGACTGCACAAGCTGATGCGCGCAAAGAGGAGGAGAAAAAGC